CGTCGCTCACGAAAACAATAAGGGCTGGCGCCCTTATTATATTGTCTGTTGGTTAATTGAAGGAGTGCCGTGCTGTCGTGAGGAGACGGGCGCTAGCCCGGCTCCGAACTGCCCCTCCCCTTCGGCTCAGGAAGTGATTATAACGTATAATACGCCACTTGTCAAGTACTATTTTTTCGATCATCCCTTGTGCCGCAAAATAATAATAACCTGCACACATACACACACACAACCTTAAGTTGCATCTGGGTTTCCGTCGCGTGACTCACACAATTGACCAGCTGGAAAATAGTCCTTGACATAGGACTTGATTCATGCTACAGTTGGTATCGTCCGAAGCGCATTGTTTGTCTCCTCTTACAGTGCGCTCAGGCCGGGAGTGTACGGACATTTTTCGCCTTGGTGGCCAACACTCCCGGCCACTTCGTGTGACTCACACAGGAGACACAGATGGCAGCACAAGCAATAGTCAAAGGTGGGTTCTGGCCTGAGAACGGGGTCGGAGTCCTTACGCTTATTGGAGAAGACAGTTATGGGCGTCACCGTGTGGCGCATGCTTTGGGTACGAAGGGCATGGCAGCGACTCGTGAACGAATGGAAAAACTTCTTGGCGCTGCGCCCGGAGTCCAAGCGACATGCATCAGGACGTACGTATCCAACTCAGAGGAGCTTGGTGGTAAGCGGCCCATTGCGCAGGATGTTCTCATCTACCGACCGACGACGGCGGCGGACGTGACCGAGATTAAGGACACGCTGCTGACGTACAGCACACGGACCTACGATCCAACGCCGGTGCCGAACAAAGACGGCAATCCGCTTGGTGATCGTTGAGTGAGTCACACATGAAAGTCGATCTGAACAAATTCTCTGTGATGCCGGTCCTCGCGAGGCCCGGCGATCCGTATGTCATGCCGGATGGCAAGATGTACCAAGAGGAGTTCAGAGAAATTCGAGCAGACTACTCGACGCCGACAGTTGATCCAGGTCGGTTTCGAGCAAGTGTTCAAAGGACACTCAAAGAATTGCCCGCTCCTCCTGATATGGTGCGGGCGATTTCATGTGTGTTCATGTTTACTGTAATGGGTGTGCAGGACAGAGAAATCTGTCAGGCATTAGAGATCGACAAAGCAAAATTGAAAACAATCCGTACCCATCAGGCATACAAGGAATGCTTCGACCTTGTTATGCGGGAGTTTATCAATGTCAACTCTGACTTGCTGGATGCGCGGCTAGCTGGCTACGCACACAGCGCCCTGACAAGTGTTGCTCAAGTTGCGTTTCAGGGAAGGGAAGAACGAACACGGCTCAAGGCAGCGGACAGTCTGCTAGATCGTGGCGACGTTGGCGTTCGCAAGAATGTCAAGAATGGTAATGCGTCAGGGAACAGTCTTCGCATTGTCTTCTACAAGGACGATGCCAAGGTTGACGTGGAAATTCCTCATTAGGAGCCCAACATGGCAAAGCGGTATAGTCGCGATGAAGACAAACGATCCTACGGAACGAGCCACACGCCGGAACCTGAGCCAGTCGATCCTGCAGTCGAGGACGATCTCCCCGCCGAAGATGATACTTCAGTCGAGGACGATCCAACGGCTGAAGGCGATAAAGTGGAAGAAGGCGAACCCCGCGAACTCCCCGAAAGAGCGATGTATCGTGTGGAGCAAGAAGGGGCTTCGGTGCGTGGACAGTCCTTTGAAAAAGGGAAAAATGTAATGCTGAGTCGCAAGGAAGCTCAGAGTCTGGCGGCTGGTGGCCATCAGATATCTTTGCTCAGCGAGGGCGAACAAGAGCAGGCCGAGAAGGAATATCGGGAATCCGGTAACGTCCCGGCCGGTGAGAATGTTGGTAAAGGCCCGACAGACGCCGAGCAACGGCAACGGCGCCAAGACACTGACACCGATCGCGGTCAGACGAAGCCGCCGACGAAGTTGTGAGTGAGTCACTCATCATAGGGGAGGGAACCTTCATGGCCGAAGAGCCGGGCGATACAGAAGACAGTGGCCTGCCGATTTACAACTGGCGTGTCGAGAGCGATCAAGTGGGTATCAGTGTCACTATGCATAAGAAGGGTGACATTGTGCAGATGACGGAACTGGACATTCAGCCGTATATCGCGAACGGCTTTGAGTTCACGAAGCTGGAAGAAGTCGAGAGCGATGATGCTCCGGATGAATTCTAGGAGGCGAGCATGACATGGGTAATGGACAAAGGTAATCCGGATCAACCGATTGACCGGCCGTATACGCATTATAACCGGCTCGTTGCAACGACGCCGGCGAACGTGTTAGTACCGATGTATGCTGGCGAGCGCGTGATCGATTCCGTTGCTGGTAAGCAGTATCAAGCAATGGGCCTGACGGCGGGAACGTGGGTCGATTGTGGTGTGATGGGACCAGACTGAGTGTGAGTCACTCGAATTGGAACGCCTAGCAAGGCGAATAAAAAGGTGACGACGTGATAGCATGGTATGGCAAAGCAGTACAGGCTCAAGGAGAACTCGGCGCAGTATAAGTTCTTCTACAGCCGAAAGCCAATTCAAATATTCGCGGGCGGTTTTGCCAATGGCAAGACCACTGCTGCCGTTATTAAAGCATTCCACTTGGCCAAGGATTATCCTGGGTCGAGTGGATTAATTGCGCGTTCAACATACCCGAAGCTCAATGACACAATCCGCAAAGAATATTTGCAGTGGGTGCCGCCGGAGACGATCAAACGTCGTCCTACGCTGGAAGATAATACACTCATTCACACGAATGGCACCACTGTCCAGTTTCGTTATGCTGCGCAGCGAGGGCGTTCGCGTGATGACGGTTCGACAAGTTCCAATTTGCTCAGTGCGACTTACGACTGGATCGTAGTAGACCAGATCGAAGACCCTGAGTTCGAGCACAAAGATTTTCTTGACTTGCTCGGCCGGCTTCGTGGGCAGACCACCTATATGCCACCGAAGGGAGACGAGGAAGACGTGAGCATGCCCGACTCCGGTCCCCGTTGGATCATGCTCACGGCTAATCCGGCGAGGAATTGGTTCTATCGCGAAGTGATTCAGCCGTTCATGATGTGGCGGGACCGTGGGAGTCACACAGAAAAATTGATTGTTGACAAGAGCACCGGACTGGTGCTGGTCGATTTGATTGAGGGTGACACATACTCGAATCAGGACAACTTGCCCGAGGATTACATTAGGAATCTCGAAGCGACGTATACTGGCCAGATGAAGGATCGGTATTTGCTTGGCAAGTGGGAAGCGTATGAGGGATTGGTACATCCTTCGTATGACCCTGTGAAGCATTTGATGACGCACGACCAAATGATGCTGCATCTGCAAGATTGCATAAAACGTCATGTGCGAGTCAAGGTTATTGAAGGTTATGACTTTGGTATATCAGTACCAAGTTGCTATTTGTTTGCGTTTATTGACGATCACGGTCGCGTATTTATTCTTGACGGTTATTATCGAAAAGAATTCGACTACACCGATCAACCGGAGGCAATCAAAGACATCCGTGAAAGATATAGTACGTTTGTTAAGGCGACGCAGCCTGTTGTTGCTGACCCGGCTATTTTTAGACGCCAAGTTGTTGCTGGACGTGAAACCGGAGACACTCTTGCTCGTCTCTACCGTGATTTGGGTATTGATATGCGGGCTGGCAGTAGTGATGTGGCTGCAGGATTGGCCAAAGTGAATAGCTATCTGTCTGGATTGAGCCATGTCCAGCATCCGCTGACAGGCGAGAAGAATTCCCCGCTGTTGTATTTCGCTGAGGACCTGACGTTTATTCAGGACGAGATTAGTGCGTATTACTGGAAACGTAATCCGCAAGGCGACTATATCGATATGCCACAGGACCGAAATGACCATGCGATGACAACGATCAAGTACATGTTGTCGAAGCTACCTGAGACGAGCAAGATTGTTATTCCATCAAGTAAACTGCCGCCGTCATGGATGTATTGGCGTGAGGTAGGTGATAATGAAAGGCGCGTGTGATGGCTGTAACTCGGATGCCGAATGCCGATAGTGAGCTAATGCAGTCATGGGCTCAGTTCAAGAAGACTGAGGAGTTCAAAGGATCGCGCAGTCATGCCGTAGGCAAGAGCGCTGATCCAAAGTCAATCGAAGGCGCAATGTGGACAGCGTACATGTATGGGTTTGGTGCGGCTGGTGGAACGATTTCAGAGGAAACGCCAACGTGAGTGACTCACACAGGCCAGATGCAAGACCTGAACCACAATCGACGGTTCAAGCTGCTGGTCGTGTGGCTGAGGGTGTCGTATCTGGACTGAGTGCTCAGCCAATGATGTTAGCAATCATCGTGCTTAATATCGTTGGTATTCTTGCTGCTCTGTGGTTTCTGAACCAAATCGTGACAACGGCTCATGATCGGCATACGCAATTGTTGAAGTACTGTCTAGAAACGCGCGGGCCTGCTCCAGCAGCAACACCACGGGATTGAGTGCATGACTGACGTATATGGCGCAGAAGCTGAGGAATTTACTTACGATCCTACGGAAACGCCGGATCGCGAGGAGAAGTACGATCAACAAGAGCCTCCACAGCCATTGTACCGCGTGTATAAGGGCAGTCATATTGCTGTTGGTAAGTCAGTCGGCCCGATGTGGGAGAAGAAGTTCAATGCTGCGAGGAAGGCATACGAGCATATTTACGAAGCATGGAACGAAGTGTTTCGGTATTACAATAATAACCAGATGAAGGCCGAATCCGAGAACCCGAGAGGGTTGTTCAAGCGTGGCGACGATACTGAGAACTTCGTGTTCTCAAACATGAACGTGATGCTGCCTGCAGTGTACAGCAAAGACCCGGATATTTCATGCTCGACGATTGACAAGGAAGATGAGCCGTTTTGTCAGTCGATGCAGCGTGTATTGAATACGTTGTTTCAACGGCGTGACAAGTTGTATATGAAGCCAAAGGCGAAGCGAGCAACTGCGTTTGCATTGCTGACAAATCAAGGCGTGCTCAAACTTGATTTCACGAAGAAAGACGACTCGCGCGAATCAGCCATTGCAGAGTTCGAGAAGCTATCCCTTGAACTCGAAACGGCTGATAATCAAGAGGCTGTGGAGTCTATTTATGGCAAGCTGGAGGCGCTTGAGCACAATTTGGAAGTGATGAAGCCTGCTGGACCGGGATGCTCGATTGTATTGCCGCATAATTTGATTATTGACGCTTATGCCGAACAGCCTGATGGGCTTGATGGGCAATGGATGATGGAAATTGCATTCCTGCCGACAGCGGGAATGAATGCTTTGTATACTGACCCGAATCCTGAGTCAGACGATCCAGAGACGCCAGATTATAAGAAGCCTCGTGTGTTGACGTACAAGCCGACACACAAAGCGTCGTTCAAAGAAGGTGGCCAGCGTGATGACGGTCTCGGTCTGGTCATGGAGGCTTTCAATAGAGCCGATGACGTTTCCACCGATATGGAGGACGAGCGTAAAGCGTACCTCGATATGTATTTTACCGAGTGCGTTTTCGTCTGGGACAAAGCATTTCGTCGTGTATATCTTTTCCAGCGGGACGACTGGACTTGGCCCGTCTGGGTGTGGGATGATCCTCTCGGGATTTCCCGATTCTTTCCATATTATGTAATTAGCTTCACGTTCTCTACTGGAGGCTCTACGAGTGTCGGAGAGACAGCTTACTATCTCGACCAGCAGGATGCGATTAATGACATCAATCGTCAGGTCGCCCGCATACGACGCTCGCTTTTTAACTTCTTTTATTATAACAGTGAGAAGGTCGATCAGCAGGAAGCTGAGAAGTTTATTGAGAGTTTGCGTGGTGAAGGCAGTGCGAGTCACACACTTTTAGGCGTGAAGGCTGGCGAACAGAAGATCAGCGACGTGATCGAGGCTTTCATGCCTCCGTCTGGCCAGTATGAGCAGTTTTTCGACAAAACCAATCTCATGGAAAGCATCAATCGCATATCAAATACCAGCGACGCTATCCGCGGAGTGCAGTTCAGGACGAATACTAACGTCCCTGCCGTACAGATGTATCAGCAGGCAGCGCAACTCAACGTGGGCGCTAAGGTTGATGTGCTTGAAGATTGCTTGGCTGATTTGGCGTATTCGCTGGCTGAACTTTGCGTGATTAACTATAACAAGCAGGACATCGAGAATTTAATTGGTAAGGGACCAGCGTCTGGCTGGCAAGATATGACAATTGAAGAGTTCCAGACGATGTACAATGTGCGGATCGTGGGTGGGAGTATGGAGAAGCCGAACAGTGCCTTCAAAAAGAAGGAAGCACTGGAGGTTGGTCAAGTGCTCGGACAATTCGCTCAGGCGGCACCCGGTGCGGTGTTGCGTGTTTTGTTGCGGCTGTACTCTCAAGCGTTCACAGATGTCGTTATCAAGCCCGAAGATTGGGCAGCGTTGGACCAAGAGATACAAGCGAACCTCCAGAGGGGAGTAAGCACAACTGGACAGGCTGGTGTGGCCCAGCCGGGACAAGCAGCTATGCCACAGCAAGGACAAGGAATGCCACAAGGAACCCCTGCACAAGGGCAGGCGCCGGGACAAGACCCGACGCAGTTACTGGAACTCGCGAAGCAGCTACCACCAGAGATACAGCAACAAGTCGTGCAAATGAGCGAATCCGGGGCACCCCCGGAGCAGATCATGGCATTGATTCAGCAGTCGGTGCAGCAGCTTATGGGCAATGGCGGAGCACAACCGGCTCAGGCCGGACAACCGCCTCAAGCGAATGGAGCTAACGGCAATGCCTCGTACCAATGACGTAGATTCTAGCGCAGCTGAGAGCGTCGTATTTGACAATCTCGACATTTCGCAAGACGATCTGTCGAACGACATAGAGAATGCTGATGCTGACCTTCGCGATGAAGGTGGCAGTGATGATTATAGTGACAGGAGTTCGTCTAGTCGCTCTCGTGATGATGGTGATGGCGCACCGAGTCGTCAGCAGCGCGATCCGTATCCACAGGAGCGTGTCGGCTCGCAGCAACGTCAACAGCGTGACCCGAGACAGCAAGACGATCTAGGTCGCGAAAGGCGTGTGAGTCACTCAGTTCCTGCTGGTGCCGAAGTACAAGCAGATCAGCAGGGCAATCTCGTTGCTCCCGATGGTACGATCGTTGCGCGTGCAGGACGCGAAGCGCGATTGTACCAGCGGGCAGCAAACGAAGGCGTTCAGCGCATTCAGCGCGTGCTGGAGCAGGAGCAGTACAAGCTGAGCAAGGCTCAGCAAGAACATCAAACACTGAATCAGCGGGTCACGGAGTACGATAGCTTGCTTCGTACCTATGAGGAACGGGATGAGGCGATCAAGTCGCTTGGCCTCAATCCTGAGCACCAAGTGGAGGCGATGCGTCTTTTCAAGCAGCTTACCTCAGATTATCCCGGCACGCTGAAAAAGCTGATGACGCAGGCCGCTACCCGCGGGGTCGATGTCGGCGGCTTAGCAGCTCAAGGCATCGACCCCAAGGCGCTCTCCGAGGCAATCTCGGAGAAGATCGAGGCAATGATTAAGCCGATCAAAGAGCGGACAGAATCGGAACAGCGGCGCGAAGCTGAGGAGCTTGAAGCTGCTGAGACACAGACACAACTCGAAGGTGAAGTCAAAGACTTTTTTATGCAGAACCGTGAAGCGGTTCCGTATATGCAGACTTTCCTTCGCGTATTGGAACAACCTCAATACCAGAATATGACTCTGGGTGAGATTTGGGCTCGTATTCAACTGAGCATGGCACGCAGAGGGCAAAATGGTCAGCCCGTAGCGAATGGGAATGGTGGGAACGCTGGTCATAGACCGGGTGTCCCGAGTAGCCGAAGCTATCCGCAGGCTGGAAATACGGAAATGGCGCCGATTAGCCAGACGTATGAGAGCATTCTGCGTGATGTGCTACGCGAGTCGGGAATGGGAGCTAATCGTCGCTAGTCGTGTGAGTCACACGGCAATAGGAGCCTATCATGGCGGCACTTGAGACTGTTGTGCATTCGATGCTCACGAGAAGCCGAGCGAAGTTGATTATGGCGTCGGCTATCTCGGGCACCGTCAGTGCATATCT